TCATTTCTGTCGTTGGAGCTGTGTATGGTATAAAAGGTACCGAGATAATGAGAAAAAAATAGGAGGAAAAATGGGTAACAAAAGATTTAATAAACAAGTTCCTGGCTTTGGTTACGTAAAGGGACAGCCGAATAAAGGTACAGAGGCTGTAAAAGGATCTACTTCACCACAAATGAAGCAAGCTCTTTCTTTACAAAACAAAAAAGTCAAAGGAGCAATGTAATGCTTAAAAAGATAAAAAACAAAATATGCGAAGTAGTTTGCAAAGTTTTAGGTATTACACCTTGCCTTTGTGACCATGAATGCGCATGCAAGGAGAAAAATAAATAATGCCTAAAAAGATACCAGCAGGTAAAAAAGGAAAAGGTCTAAGAAAGCTTAAAAAAGTAGCACCACAAGTTGCAAAAAGAATGGGCTACAAAAAAGGAATGAGAGTTAAGTAATGGCTAAGCTTTGTCCAGCAGGTAAAGCAGCAGCAAAGAGAAAGTTCAAAGTATATCCTTCAGCATATGCGAATATTTGGGCTTCTAAATATTGCAAAGGCAAGGTTGGTAGAACTAAAAAAGCAAACGGTGGAGTTGTAAAGTCTAAAATTGCTACAGGTTGTGGCAAAGTCATGTCAGGAAGAAGAAAAAAAACTAAATACGTATAATGAGTGGTCTAAAAAAATGGTTGGACGAGAAATGGGTGGACATCGGTGCACCAAAGAAAAACGGGAAGTATCAACCATGCGGCAGACAAAAGGGCAGCAAGAGAGCATATCCAAAGTGTGTCCCACTTGCAAAAGCAAAGTCAATGACTGCTGGACAGAAGGCTTCGGCTGTAAAACGAAAACGTGCCGCGTCGAACACTGGCCCTAAACCAACCAATGTTGCAACTTTTTCTAAAAGAAAAAAAGCAAGCGCTGGAGGATTAATGTAATGGCAGGTGAATATACAAAAAAATTTAGAGAACTAGGAAAAGCAGGAGCTTCTGGAAGAGATTTTAAAAAGCTTTATAAAAAAATGAAAGAAGCTAAATCCAAAAGTGATGAAGAGTTTTCTCTTGATCCAAGAATGGAAGAAGTTTTAAGAAGGTATGAAGCCAAAGGTGGAAAGGTAAGAAAATCAAAACCTATTCCAAGGAATAAAAAGAACTACAGACCTACAAAGTCTGGAGCAGGCATGACAAGAGCCGGTGTCGCTGCCTATAGAAGAGCAAATCCCGGTTCAAAACTAAAAACAGCCGTGACAGGAAAAGTGAAGCCTGGATCCAAAGCTGCAAATCGCAGAAAATCATACTGCGCTAGATCACTAGGACAATTAAAAAGGTCATCTGCAAAAACTCGTAACGATCCAAATTCTCGTATCCGTCAGGCACGTAGAAGGTGGAAATGCTAACACTAGAAACATTCGTATCCAAACTTAGAAAAGAATTAAGAGAAGGCTACCAACAAGTAGGTGATTCTTTAATGGGTGGTGGTGCGCATAATATGGAGCAATACAAATATCTACTTGGACAAGCAAAAGCATATCAACAAGTAGACCAGGTCGTCTCAGACCTGCTAACACCAAAGGAGGAAAAAAATGAGCAAAGAGGAAATGTCGTCGACTTCGAAAGAAGTCCCGAAAGTTAAACTTGCATTAGAAGAAAAATATAATGCAGACAATCAAAAAGAAGTAGACGCTTATGAGCGTTTAAAAACAAAAGAAGAAGCAAAATTACCAGTTCCAACTGGCTGGAGAATGGTTGTACTACCATTTAAAATGCCGGAGAAGTCTAGAGGTGGTTTGTACTTTGGTCAAGACACATTAGAGAAGCAACAGGTCGCATCTACATGTGGTTTGGTTTTAGCACAAGGTCCACATTGCTATGACAAAGAAAAGTTTCCTGAAGGTCCGTGGTGCAAGAAAGGTGATTGGGTCATCTTTGCACGTTATGCAGGCTCCAGGATACAAATCGATGGTGGTGAAGTGAGAATACTAAACGATGATGAAGTACTCGCTACGATCGAAAACCCAGAAGATATACTTCATCTATACTAACATAGGAGGAAACTATGCAAACAGAAAACATAAAAGACGAAAAAATGGTTGACATTGATTCGTCCGGACCGGATACTGAGGTTGAATTAACTTCAACCGAGGACCAAGGATCTGAGTCCACAACAACTGAATCGACTACGCAAACTGGTACTGAAACAGTGGCAGCCGAGCCGATCGTTGAAACAGAAGAAAAGGAGCAAGCAACAGAGAAAGAGGCTCCGCAAGAAGCTAAGAAAGAAGAATTAGAAGAATATAGTGCTGGCGTTCAAAAAAGAATCGCCAAATTGACAAAGAGAATGCGTGAAGCTGAAAGGCAAAAAGAAGAAGCTATTAGATTTGCAGAAATTCAAAAAAAGAGAAGTGAAGAACTTGCAAAGAAATATGCGACAACTAGCGCAGAATCTTTAGAGACAAAAGAAACGAGTGTAAAAGCAGGCATGGAAGCCGCTAAAGCTAAACTTGCAGTCGCAAGAGAGGCAGGCGATCTTCAGGCTGAAATTGAAGCTCAACAGTCTGTGGCTCAATTAGCATATGCACAAGCAGAACTTGACTTTCAAAAAAAACAAGCTGAAATGGAGAAAAACGCTCCAAAACCAGTAGAAAAAACTTTAGATCAAGCAGTTGCCCCTACAAGAGCAGCTGACCCTAAAGCAGAAGCATGGGCAGAGAAAAACCCATGGTTTGGTCAAGATAATGCAATGACATATACTGCATTTGATCTACATAAAAAGCTCACTGAAGAGGAAGGGTTCGATCCAAAATCAGATGAGTATTATGCGGAAATTGATAAGCGAATAAAGCTTGAATTCCCACATAAATTTGGTAAACAAGAGTCAACGGAATCGACTAGACCTGTGCAAACAGTAGCTTCAGCGAAGCGAAGCACGAAACCTGGTCGCAAAACTGTGAGACTCACATCATCTCAGGTAGCAATCGCTAAAAAATTAGGTGTGCCACTTGAAGAATATGCAAAACAACTAAAACTCACGAAGGAGGGATAAGCATATGGATAACGAAAATAAAAGAACCTCTCGTGCGAGTCAGACTCGAGAAAAAACAAGTAAACCAAAAGTCTGGACTCCACCATCACCTTTAGACGCACCACCTGCGCCTACTGGCTTTAGGCATAGATGGCTTAGAGCGGAAAGCATGGGCTTTCAAGATACAAAAAACATGTCACGTAAGATTCGTGAAGGTTTTGAGTTAGTAAGAGCCGATGAGTATCCGGATCAAGACTACCCAGTAGTTGAAGACGGAAAATTCGCAGGGTGTATCGGAGTTGGCGGCCTTGTGCTGGCAAGGATACCAGAGGAGATCGCAAAGCAAAGATCTGAATACTTTGCAAACATGTCTAAGGAACAAGTTGAAGCTTTAGACAACGATCTTATGAAGGAACAGCATCAGAGTATGCCTATCAATATTGACAGGCAATCTCGTGTAACTTTCGGTGGTTCGAAGAAAAGTTAATTTTTTAACGATTCCAAAACCCCCGGATAAACTAAACTTTACTTAAGGAGTAAAAAACTATGGCAAACAAAGACGCTGCTTTCGGATTGAAAGCAATCGGAAAAGTTGGTCAGAATAGAGACGCTCAAGGTTTATCCGAGTACCAAATCGCTGCAAGTTCAACTGCGATCTATCAAAACGATCCAGTTGAAATGGCAACTACAGGTTTTATTACTGTAGCTGCAGCAACAGATGTGTTACTAGGTTCACTTAACGGTGTATTCTATACTGATGCTTCTACAAGCAAACCAACATATGCGAATCATTTGGAGGCTTCAAATACTGCAACTGACATTGTCGGTTTCGTAGCTGATGACCCTTACCAAAGGTTCGAGGTACAAAGTGCTGGAACTCCAGCTAGAACGGACATCGGTGCTTGCGCTGATATCGTTTATGCAGCTGGTTCAGCTCCAAACTATGTATCAAAAGTTGAGATCAACGGAACAACTTCATCTACAACTGCACAGTTGAAGATTTTAGGTGTTTCTAATGATCCAGAGAACAATGAACTAGGTTCTGCGAATGCTAACTTAATCGTTACAATCAACGAACACTTCATTAAACAAACAGCAGGCATATAATAGGAGGATACAACTATGGCCATTTCTAGAGGACAACTAGTCAAAGAACTAGAACCAGGGTTGAATGCACTATTCGGCCTTGAATATAAACAGTATGAAGGACAACATGCTGAAATCTATACAACTGAAACTTCAGACAGAGCGTTTGAAGAAGAAGTAATGTTATCAGGTTTCGGTCAAGGACAAGTTAAAGCTGAAGGATCAGGTGTTGCTTTTGACAATGCTCAAGAGACTTACACTGCGAGATACTCGCACGAGACTGTAGCTTTAGCGTTCTCGATTACTGAAGAAGCTATTGAAGATAACCTGTATGACAGACTTGCGTCTAGATATACAAAAGCGTTAGCAAGATCAATGGCACAAACAAAACAAGTGAAAGCTGTTAATCCTTTAATTCAAGGATTACCAGGAACT